CGAAGATTCTAGAACTGCTTAACACAGCTTGCGGCGGCGGAGTTGATGGTATTGGGTCCACAGTGGTAGCTGATGTCCCTACACCTGCAACATTAAGGGCGGCTGTTGTGCGACCTTCACGTAGCACTGCCACAGTAGATTGACCTGCACTTGTTTCAGCAATGGTATTGGCAGTTGACAAATCAATATTGGCCACAAGTTCTAGATACTGAGCCGAACCGCCTACTTTGGTGTCAAGCCCAAAACTCGGTAGCGACGACACAAAACTCATAATAGCCGCTTGGTTATTGCCTAGTACATTGCCAACGTCCATACCTGCTCGAACTTGTAATTCAGTTTCTTTTGTTATTTGTGTGCTGATTGCTGAAAAGTTTGTGTTAAGACTAGCAGTTTCTGTAGGGTAGGCAGCAATAATAATTCCAATCTCAGATTGTGCAGCCGTAATCCCAGCCTCAACGTTTCCTTCGTCTGACGCAATTGTGTTTGCGTATATGCCATTGTATATGGTAATCAAATTACCCAATGCATTTGCTGTTTGCAAATTATTAATAATAGCAACACAGTTTCCGATGTTGTCAGCAACATTCTGAGTTGCCGGAGTCCCGAGAATATCAGTCAACAATATAGTTCCATTTACGCCAGATCCTGTTGCTATACTATTTGCATAGTAGCTTACGTCTGCAGTTGGTAATGGAGCAGTCTGGTCTAGGATTGCTGGCAATCCTTTGTTGGTCTCGGCTGCTAAAAATGCCGCAGACAACTGTGGTAAATTCATACGACCAATATTGGTAACTTGGTCAAGTGAGCAGGATAATGCTTTGTTGACCAGTGCCAGTCCTGGCGTTGTCATCACGCTCAGTCGCTCATAACTTATGCCAGCTTGGTCGCCGGCCACTGCAGGTAACAATGCACTGTTGGGTGTGTATTGATTGCCGGATCCTGTGTTGCCGGAAGTATCTCCTGTTACAGGACTGGCAGTGGATCCTGCAGTGACTGGATTCTCGCTTTGGCGTATTTCACAGGCCAGTGGACGATCAATTGCTCTCACGGCAGCTTCTTCGTCAAGTATTAACTGACTCTGTTCGGGTGTCAAGTTATCGTAGTTGACTGGTGGCTCTATCGGAGCAGTGATGTAAATAGCACGTGGACCGTCTGCAGTTGGTGTCGTCAACGATGGATAACTGTTGGGCAACATCACAGCAGGATTTAACAAGTCTGCCAATGTGTTGATGTTTGGAGTCCATACATCTAGGATTCTTAATATATTTGCAAGTTCGTCACCGGTGACCCCAAGCAATGCGTTATACATAAGTTTTTGCACAGTGTCAGTGACTATCACAGCAGGATCGTTGAGATTTAGAATAATGTTGTCAGGCACACCGGCTGTGCTCAATACTGAGATCAACGGACTAATGGTTCCAGCACGACGAGATATCTGTTGTATCAGTGCCAGCGGTGTTCCGTAGTTGTCAAGATTGCCTAGATCAATGTATTGACCAGCATTGTACAAGTCATCGCCCATGGCTGCTGTGGCACGATTGATCTCAGTAAGGCCTGCTGTGACAAGATTGTCCATGCCAGTAAATGTAGGACCTAAATAATTGTTGGCGTTTACTGCGCTGTTGATAAAACTATTCACAGTTGAGCAATAACTATTTGCCTGAATAAAATTCTGTGCAAATATACTGAGATCGACGTTGCCCATGTACGCTTCTGCGGTCAGTGTAATAATACCGGACATTCCAGGATTACTCAATGTGGTTGATACAGGTGCTACGATGTTGGCCACTATAGAATCGGCCAATGCAGGGCAAGTGGTGTTGGCAAATGTTTGTAGATTTGCAATAGTGTTTGAACTTAGATTCCCTACGTTGGGTCCTGCGTTGCCAATGGCATTTATCAAAGGAGTCAACAACGCAGTTGAGTTATATGCATTAACATTGGCAGTTAAATTTGCAACAATAATATAGCCTTGATTTTGAAATAAACCAGCGGCAGCTTGCAGTTGCAGTGGCGACAATGATCCGGCCATTATCCTGCCCTTACGTCAGGACTGCCGCCTACACGAGCATGTCCACATGTGTCGGCATCTCCTGTTCTAACAACAGGTTTGCCGCCGGCACGCACTGTGCCACTGCCGCCAGCAGTGCTTGCGGCAGCATGTGGCGGATGCGGGTTATTTCTACGTTGAGGCCACGGTGCGTGTGCTGACACGGTTACGCCATCAACTACAACAGGTATGCCATTGACTCGTACTGAGGCCACACCCGAAGTGGCTGCTCCACCTGCTGAGTTTGTGTCACCTTGTCTTTGTACTGCTGGCATGTTGTTCCGTTCTTGTCAACTATTTATCCAGCAATTTACACCAGTTTGATGCCGGTAGTGCTTTGTATAAACTGATCAGCAAACATTTTGTCTGTGACTGCAACCACCGTAACTGTGTTTTTTGACAGTTTGATATCTTTGTCTGGACTCACTGTAAACAAGTAGGGCATTAGTCCTGGTCCTTGAGCACCCATGGCAATCACCATTGGGCGTGATAGCTTGTAGTGTGCATCAGTTTCTTCCACTAATTTTCCAATTAGCTCTTCACCAGACGTTAGTTTAAACGTCACTACTTCACCTATTGAGGCGCCTTTGTCAATTAACATATTATAATACTCCGTCGCTGTACCCAACAGCGTTTTCTTGTTCAAATAACTTTTTAAGTTCTGTAAATCCGCCAACAAGTCGATCATCTAAAAATATTTGCGGCACTGTTCTAGCAGTTGGTACTGCTTCTAATAGTTGTTCTCGAGTCCAGTCTCTAGTCACATTGCGTTCTTCAAACTCAATGCCCTTTTGCTTTAACAATGCCTTGGCTTGGTCGCAATAAGGGCACTGATCTTTACTCCATACTGTAGCTTTCATATTTTCCTTTTATAAATTTGGTAGTTCGGCGTAATCTAGAGTGTCGCTCATGATGCCGATAACATAGTTAGTCGACTCGTTCTCTTGCAGTGCAGTTTGTTTGTTCGATGTGTTGACATGTTTGTTAAACCAAGGAATTGGTGTTGACTTAGGGGCAGGTGCAAGATACTTGATGCCAATTTCTTTTAATGCGGCAGCGGCTGTGTAGTCCACAAAGTCGCGCAGAATATTGGCATTGAGTCCAATCACAGGACCATGTTTGAACAGGTATTCTGCCCATTCTTTTTCCTCACGAATCACATCCATGTACAGTTGATACACTTCTGCTTCGCATTCGCCTTTGATGGCAGCAAAGCGTGGATCTTCTTTCACAACTTGATTAATCATCCAACCGGTCCACTCCTTATGCAAGATCTCGTCCTGCAAGATTAACTGAATGATGTTGCCGTTGCCGATAAAGATCTTGTTCTCTACCATGGCTAAACTTGTAGCAAACGATACCATGAAGCGAAATGCTTCTAATGCGTAACTGGCATGTAAGGCCATCCAGATTGCTTTAATGTGTTCACGCTCGGGAAAGTCTTCTAATAATTCTTTACGGCAGTTGATCATGTGTAGTCGGTCGTAATAGTTTCCTACACTTGATGCCATGTCTACAATTTCTTTAGTGTCATGAATTGTGTTAAACATTTCCTTGGGCACGTTGTAGATGTTGCGAATGATGTGACTGTAACTGCGACTATGAATGTTTGTTTCAAAGAACGTCCAGTTGTAAACCAATGCTTCTAGTTCTGGCAATGACACCACTGGTGTAAAAATTTGACTTGGACCACGACCTTGCAAACTATCCAGTGCTGTTTGACGTAGCAGATTGCTGGTGAAGATATGCTTAACAGTGTCACTTGCGTCTTTAAAGTCTTGTGAATCTTTGGTCAACGAAATCTCTTCGGGTACCCAAAAGAATCCACGTGCTTCTTGTTCGTACTTGGCTAGTTTCTGATATTTAACCTCCTCAAAGCGTTGGATAGTAACAGGCCCTGCTGGGTCCAGAAACATCTTGCGGCTCAGGTAGTCTGTTTTTGTTTTTAAATTGTATTGTGCTTGGCTCATTGTATTACCAGTGTCTGATTGTGTTGGCTATGATAAAGCCACAAGTTATAATATGTATTATAACCCAAAACGTTTTGAAGAACAAGGCTATTCGGGCTTCCTGAAGTGTTAATATAGGCACGTCAGGACGGTCATGATCTGACTCGCCCATCAAGTGCCCAGTTGCCCGGGCCCAGACTTTTTCTAAGCTATTCAAAGTTTACACGCCTCGCAATCTTCTTCAAGATCAAAATCAATCTCAAGTAAGGGTGCAGGTGCATCTTCTTTGACCATTTTACTACCTGCTTTGTTGATCAGGCTGTAGTAGAATGTTTTTAGTCCCCAGTGGTGTGCTTGCATCAAGTTCCGGGCAATCAGTGTGGTGGGCACCTTGCGGTCAGGAAAGTGTGCTGGGTTGTAGAATGTGTTTGTGCTAATTGACTGATCAACGTAAGCCGCCAACACAGCCGCGGTCTTTAAGTAGCCGTCACAGTCTTTCTGAGCCCACATCTGTTGATATTTATTCTTGAGTTTGTGATACTCGGGTACAACCTGTGTTAGCGAGCCGGCCTTGGATTCCTTGACTGAGATTAAACTCATGGGCATTTCAATTCCATTGGTTGAGTTGATCACAACTGAACTTGACTCCACAGGAGCAATGGCCATTGATGTTGCATTGCGAACACCATAACTGCGCATTTCAGCACGTAGACCTTCCCAGTTCAGTTCTGGCGCAAAGTCTGCAAGTTCGTTCACACCTTTGGCACGTAGTTCCCAAGGAAATACACCTTGGCCATAGCGTGTTCGGTCCGAGTCTACACAACGACCACGTTCTCGGGCCAGTTCTACTGACATTTCTGTCAAGTAGTAGGCTTGATGTTCCATCCACGTCTTGACTTCAGCCAAGGAGTCTCGTTCTCCGTAACTAAATCCACGTTTGGCGTGCCAGTAGGCAAGATTTGTGATGCCGATTCCCAGCGGTCTGATTTCGTCGTTTGATAGTTTAGACTGAATGGATAGAAAGTCTTGATAGTCAAGAATGTTATTGAGGCTACGATGCAGTATGCGACAAGCACGGCGCATGTCTTCTGGGTTACGGAACGCACCCCAATTGATTGAGCCCAGTGTGCAAAGTGCAATACGACCAGACTCGTCATCCAGACGTTTAAAGGATTTAGTAGGTAAAAGAATTTCACAGCAAAGGTTACTCTGGTAAATGGTGTGATACTCAGGATCAAACGGTCCTTGCTTCATCACGTTGTCAATGAACACTAGATAGATACGTCCGGTGTCTGTACGTTCTTTCAGTATGCCCGACTTGAATACTTCTTCTGCTGCCATAGTTTTTGTACGCAAGTCCTTACGCTTTTCGTACTTGACATACAGTTCTTCAAATAGTTCAGTGTTTGAGTAAAAAGCTTCATACAGGTCAGGCACTTCATTAGGATCAAAGAAGGTTATGTTT